TCCCCGTGCCACAGTTCAGCGTTTCCTATCACTACTTTTTCGCTCATGTGTTCTTTCGTGTGTCGTATAACAGGTTGCCCGAAGCCGACGCTTCGCGCGGTTCAGCGCCAGCGTTAGCCCGCATCGCCTGCGTGAGCATCTGCGGCATTTCTCCCAACTCGTCCGGGTGCAGCGCCGCGTAATGCTTCGCCGCCCACCATGCGTAGGACTTGTTCAGCTTGGCCATGCGCACCAGGTGTGCCAGCACGCGGGCCTGTAGCGGCTCTGGAAAACGCGCGTGCGCGCGAGGCTGGTCGGTCATTTGTGCCATCCATTACATCGACTCCACATGTGGGTAGTTCACAAAAAACAGCGGCCTACCCCCTGGCTCTGCGACAAACTGCCCTGCATCGTGGTGCCTCCAAAGGCTTACCGTTGGCTCTCCGTCTGCGCTGCCCTCGTAATTGCGCTGTTTTCGGCACAACAAGTAGCTGTCCGGCTCGGTCTGCTTGTTGCTTTGGTGACCTCTTACCTTTTGGTCATCCTCTTTCGGCTTGTTGCGCCACACCATGAAAAGGTTGTCGATCTGGTCGGTGATTGACCCGCTGCCCTTTGTGTCGTGCTTGTCCGGTATATCGCCCTCTTTCGCTGGCTTTTTCAGGTGGTGCACAAGGTGGATGTGAATGTTGCAGTCCTTGGCAATGGCGCAAAGCTGATCTACAAAGTCCTTTTGTCCGTTGTAGTCGTCCTCTGCCTTAACGCACTTCATCAGCGAGTCAATAAAGATGTGTGTGATTCCCAATTCCTGCGCGCAGTACTTAACCATGCCTAGAACCGTATCAGAACGCGCTGTACCGGTCTGATCGTAGAGCCACAGGGCATTGGTACTCCAACCGCCAAAATCGTCGTATAGGCCGTCTAATGCGGTCAGCCCGTCATCGCCTTGGTATTCTGGCGAAAACGGGTTTGTACCGGCAAACATGCGAACCATGCGGCCAATTGTGGTGACGGGCTTCATTTCGAAGCTGGCCACACACACTTTTTCGCCTTGCCCAATCAGGCTCAGAGCTACCTGTGTCGTCACATCCGTCTTTCCGTGCCCGTTTTGACCGCACCATGCTGTGACCTCGCCGCGCCGGAACTCGAACGATTCATTACATTTTGGCCATGGCAGGTAAGTGCGCTTGGCTTTTGAGCGTGAGCGAAGGCGGTCTTTTGCGTCTTGCACAAAGTCGGCCGCTGGCTTCACCTTGGTCTTTGCGTCCGTGTCTTTCAGGTACGCAGCAAAATCAATATCGTCTGCCAGGAATTCAGCCATTTTTAACCTCGGTATTTTTGCGCCACACGGAAAACCATCCGGTGCTCATTGGTTTGTTTTTGTGTTCGATGGAGTGGCATGCGGCCACTGTAATCGCCCCGTGGGCCTTGGCCTGGTCGAATAGGGCCTTTGCGCGTATCTCTGAAAACGAACTGATACTCACTTGCAGGCCAACCAAAAAACGCAGGTCAAGCAGTTGGATCACATCGCCAACGGTGTTGACCGTTGCGTGATCTGGCCCCCACGATTCGCCACGTTTTTCTCCTGGGTTGTGCCAGTCTTTTGACGTATCGCATGGCCAGTCGTTCAAAAACACGATGGCGGGCTTGATGCCGCGCTTGCGCATTGCGATCAGTGGTAGGTGTCCGATCATCATATTGCCCCTGCGAAAACTGTTGCTTGCTGTCCAGCACCTGTCACCCAGCTTGGATCAAATCCAGTCCACCCCCGTTTTAGCTGCATCTGCATTGCTTGCTCAATCGTCAGCCCCACCGTCTTTGCATCAGCTCTCAGGCTTTCGATCACCGTGTTGCTGACCGTTGCTTTTTTTGCTTTCCGATGCGCAAGGTATTCCTCCCAAACGATTTCGCTTACGTCCGAAGGGCGTATATCTTTATTCTTCTCTTCTCTTCTCTTCTCTGGTCTGCTTTTTGTCTGCTTTTTGTCTGCATCATTTGCGGACAAATTGCGGACATGTTCTGGACTGTTTCTTGACTCACGCTTACGCTTTTGATCTTCCGCACGGCGCTTTGCAGACTGCCCGTTATGCTCGGAAAACCCAGGCATTACCAATGAAACACCATCGTTTTCAATGAGCCATCCAACACCAATCAAGGCACTGGAAAACCCATCCCATCCGATAACGTGATCCAAAGTTTCTGGCGTGTAACCTTGCAACTCACCATCTTCACAGTGAGCATCAAAAACACTCCATACCGCATGGAGTCCGCCAATTACCCGGAACTTGTCCGTCTTGTTTAAGACATCATGCGGACGCATTGCGGACAGAATGCGGACAACTTTTGGGTGCGATTGCAGGGCTACCCGCATCTTTATCCAGTCACCAGCCATAAAAAACCCATAAAAAAAGCCCAAGTCGAGATTCTCATGCGTTGCATGTTGGCGGACTGGTAGGCACCAGCAGAATCCCGGCTTGGGCTTGCCTAATAAATCCCCGCCAAGGGATACCTAAATTCTACTCCCCATCACCACCATTCGCAAGCGCAGCAAACAAATCCGGCTGCTCATTTCGCACCACTTTATGCTGTTGATTTGCGCGCACCGGCGTGGGCTTGTCGCCCATCTTCTGCCAGCACTTGGGGCCAACGGGTAGGCCGCCTATCCATGCGGCCGCGCTGTCCATCCTGCGGTGGCAGCGGGCGCACCTCACTGCGCAGCCCTGCGCGCCTCTTTCTTGTATGCCAGCTCCAGCAGCTTGCGCCAAGCCAGCGGCACGCCACGTGCACGCCAGTTGCTAATCACGTTTTGCTTTGTGCCTAATTTTTCAGCAAGGCGAGTTACCCCGCCCTCTTTGTCGATTGCGATTTGCAGGATGTTCATTTGGCAGATTGTAATCACATGTGTGGCGTGTTGCAAGTTTGCAGCGTCACATAGGTGTTTTCCCTAATCGTGCAAAAAATGCTTGTATGGCGTCACGCTTGTGATATAGTTCATCCCATCGAAACACAAACAGGAAGCAAAAATGCAACCAGTAACCGACCGAGAGTTAGACAAGTTCTATGGCGTCGAAAAGACGTACAGCACCAGCGATCTGATCGTTGAAACGATCACGAAGACGGTGCGCGAAGTTGACCACCGCGCCTTGTCGGTGCCTTACGTCAAAAACAACGCCAACGGATCGCAATCAATTGACGCGTACCAGTTGCTTGAAGTCGTGAAGGACTACGGCACCGAACCGAAGCCATTGCAGGCACTAATGGCGGTTCTGGCAGGCAGCGATTGCCCGCTGGTCGCAAAGTGGCGCGAAGCGATGGCGCAGGCCTTCGCAGACGCGAATGCTGACGAAGTTGATGAGGTGATCAATGGCCTGTAACCACAACTGCAACCAGGGCCGCGATTGCACATGCTATGCGTGCAATTTTGACCACCTTGGAAACCAGCGCGAAACACGCCACCCATGGCGCATCGCTGACCTGATCGTGTTAGCTATCTTGTTCGTGTATGTCGCCCTGATCGTGGCTGGGGTGGCTGCATGAACATCCGCCCCGTTATCGCCTTCCGCCTGGCCCGTTACTACTTAAAAAGCGGGCTTACATTCACAAACGCAATTCAGAAAGCATGGGAAAACTCAAAATGAACGCAATCACAAAAACCAACACCGTAGACCTGTCGCCGCAAACCTTTGAACAGGCGCTGACATTCTCCAACTACTTGGCCGACTCGGACATGGTGCCTAAAGACTTCAAAGGTCGCCCAGGCAATTGTCTGGTGGCAATTCAGTGGGGCATGGAAATCGGACTAAAACCCCTGCAGGCCATGCAGAACATTGCAGTAATCAACGGGAGGCCCAGCCTTTGGGGTGATGCTGTGATTGCCCTTGCCCGCAATAGCCCGCTGTGCGAGTACATCGTGGAGAGTCAAACGGATTCGATGGCCACGTGCAAAGTAAAACGCCGGGGCGAACCCGAGCAAGTGCGCACATTTAGCCTGGACGATGCGAAAAAGTCCGGTCTACTGGGCAAGCAGGGGCCATGGAGCCAGTACCCAAAGCGCATGATGCAGATGCGTGCCCGCGCTTTTGCAATCCGCGACGTGTTCCCCGATGTGCTCAAGGGCTTGCCAATGGCCGAGGAAGTGCGCGACATGCCGCAGGACATGGGCGCAGCGCAAGAAGTTGCAGCACCAGCAATCGACGCTGGGTTACTTGAGGCAGCGCAGAACGCAGCCAGCGAAGGCGTTGCCAGCTACTCTGCTTTTTGGAAAAAGGCCAGCCCCGAGACGCGCAAGGCCATTGGCAAGGACGAGCACAACCGGCTCAAAGACGTAGCCACCGCCGCAGATGCTGCGCGCACCGTTGATCAACCCGAACCGGTCGCCGCAAAAGGCTTTGACGAAATTTTGTCGATGCTGTGCGCAGCTCAGAACATTGATGCGCTGTACGTTGCTGGAGAGTGGATCCACACCATCGAAGATTTGAACGACCAGAACGTGCTGGCCGCGAAGTTTGACGAAATGAAGGCCGAATTGGAGCCAGCGCAATGATTCACCACGACCACGCCCAAGGCTCGCCCGAGTGGCTGGCCGCCCGCAAGGGCTGCATTACCGGCTCCCGATTCAAGGATGCGCGCGAAAAGCTGGCCAAAGGTGGCCCAAGCAAGGCCCAGTTGCAATATGCAATGGACACAGCGCGCGAACGTGTTGGAGGCACAGTGCCGCCGAAGTTTGCAAATGCTGCAATGCGTACCGGCACCGAGCAAGAGCCGCACGCCCGCATGCACTATGAGGCCATAACCGGCAACCTGGTGCAAGAGGTTGGGTTTATCACAACCGACGACGGGCTTTTTGGCTTGTCGCCCGATGGCTTGATTGGTGATGATGGCGTGCTGGAAGTTAAAACGATGGTCAGCAGCGACACGCTGTTTACCGCCGTGGCCGATGGCGACTTGAGTTCCTACATTGACCAGTGCAACGGATACTTGTGGCTGTTGGGCCGCCAGTGGGTTGACCTGGTGCTTTGGGCGCCAGATCTGGAGTCCATCGGACTGCAAATGACAATCCACCGAATCACCCGCGACGAAGCTGCCATTGAATTGCTAGAGGCTGATCTACTGGCCTTTGCCGGTCGAGTGGATGGCTACGAGGCAGCATTGCGCAGCGCAGCAAAGAGGGCCGCAAAATGACCGAGCAAGAACGCATGGCTGCAAAGTACAAGGGCACGGCATTTGAAATACTCTACGCAAAGCCGACAACATCAAAATACGATCAATCCGCAGAGCGCCGCCGCGCAGCAGAACGGATACGCGACAAGGCAAGGCGCGATGCGTTGGTGGTCGAGAATCGACACAACCTCAGCAACTTGTCAAACAAGACAAAGGCTCTGCGTGACAACAAACAATTTTCAAGGTGGGCAATATGAAAACCAAACACCGCAAACAGGCCCATGCCAAGCGCCAGCACCGCGACGACTTTGCAATGTGGAAAGTCATAGCCCGGTCTACCGGCTTTAACGAGGCAGAGCAAACCGCCTGTGCCCTGCCCGTTCGACTTGCCTGGAGCGCCCTGAAAGGCGGCACAGCCAATGGCGACGACATTGCCACGCTCACCGATGTGATTGCGATCTGCACCATTGCGGGTCAAAACATGGATGCGCTTGTGGAAGAGACTTGCGAGGCCGCCCGCAATGCCATGTGCGGTATTGCTGACCGCTACAACCGCTGCCAGCGCTGGGGTGTGGATGCCAAGGCCCTGCAAGACATCCCGCCCGTGCTGGACTTTTACGAAGAGCTACTTCGCGTGTCAACCGGTGGGCAAATGGAGGCGTGGCTTGGCCATGTGCGCGGCACCAAGGCCCGAATTTTGTACCAGGTGGCGGTTTAACGCAGAGGTGAGTGGCCTGTCCACTCGACCGCCCGGTTATCGGGTTGATTTTGACGGAGAAAACCATGAAACATTTAGTAAAGGTCACGGCTGAATTTGAGTTTGTGATCGTGGTGGATGACGAAGAAGACGAGCACCAGGTGTGCGAGGATTTTGTGGCCGACGCACTGCGGGACATGAGCCCATCCGGTGTACGGTTCCAGACGGAGGCTTACACAGACGGCGGTCTGCACGATTGGGATGGAGAGCTTGAACCGTACAACGGCGCTGGCAAGTCAACCGATGAGTGGGCAGCGCTTCTGCGCGATAACGCCGGAGATAAGCAGTGAGCGAAACGAATCTGATTGATCGACCTGTTATGCAGATGGTTACCGTAGCCGTGCTTTTTGCACGCGAGGACAGCCACTACAAGACGCTGCCGCAGTGCGACGTGTACGACATGGCCCGCGATGCCCGCACCTACGATGGCCCGCACCCGGTGGTAGCGCACCCGCCGTGCCGAAGCTGGGGAGCCTTCGCCATGTTTGCCAAGCCAAGACCCGATGAGCGCAACCTGGCCCGCCTGGCTGTGGCCCTGGTGCGCGAGTTCGGTGGCGTGTTGGAACACCCGCACACCTCGAAGCTGTGGCCAGCGCAGAAACTGCCAGAAAACGGTGAACGCGACCAATGGGGGGGATGGACGCTGACGATAGACCAGCACTGGTGGGGGCACAAAGCGCAGAAAAGGACGCGCCTTTACATCGTTGGCTGTGAGCCTGTAGAGATACCCGACATGCCGATGAAACTTGGAGAGGCTGAATATGTCGTCGGCGACGTTGGGCGCTCCGGGTACATCTGCCGGTGCGGGCACAGGTTTGCATCTTCGCTTGGTAAGTATGGATGCCCGAACTGCTGCGGAGACAGTGGCGCGGCGCGAACTGCAAACCGGCCAGAAATAAGCAAGGCCGAACGCGAACACACGCCGCCCGAGCTGGCGCAATGGCTGGTTGACCTGGCCGAGCGCTGCAAGCGGCATAACGCAATTTATAGAGACAAACCCTGCTCTATAACATCACCAGACCAACCATCAAAGCAGCCTCTACCGCACGCCAGCCGTGCGTAGTGTGCTCACATAAAAGTAGCATGAGAGATTGAAATGACAAAAGAACAAATGCTGGAAATCATCAAGCTGCTCAGTGCACTTGAGTCGTGGAGCTTTAGTGCGGGGCATAGGATGCCTGACTACCTGTTTGAAAAGATTGACAAGGCGATGGACGAATTAACGCAGGAGGTTTTGAAATGAGAGCACCAATCACACCCACCCAAGCATGGGCAGTGATAGCAGAATCAGCCGGGTGGAATGCCAAAGAGTTGCCGGTGTTGCCTGGGCCTGAGTACCGGCTATCACCAGACAGTGAGCCTAGTCTTTACGACCCCTACGACATGCAAGCCTACGGCGCAGCTTGTGCAGCACATGCTCGGGAGATGGCGCTGAGTGACTCCATCGAAACGCTTGAGAGCTTATGGCATAGCAGTGATGACGGCACACGCAAGTGCATTGCTGAACTCGAACAACTGAAAGCGAGGAAGTGATGACCACACCGAACATTGAATGGCTGATTGGGCACCTTCGGTCTTTCTCTGGGACTAGTCTTGCCCCGGCGCTTATGCACCAAGCTGCTGACACACTGCAATCCCAAGCAGAGCGCATCAAGGCGTTGGAACTTGATCTTGATGTGCAAGCGGGAAGCATTGAAGCTGTGCAAGCCGTAAATATGCGGCAAGCAGAGCGCATCAAGGAGCTGGAGGGGCGGCTTGGTCTGCGGTAGAACGCAGAAATAACCGCCCGCTAAGTGCGAGTTGATTGCCCGGTTATCGGGCGGGAAATAACAGGAGAGAAACGATGGAACTTAAAGAAACAGGCTGGCCGCTTATCGAACTTGGATACGGGCTGGTGGAGGTTGCGGAAGGTACGCAAGGGGAGAAACACGCGCTTATTTTTGGCCGCAATGGAACCGGGGAAATTGGCGAACCAACGCAACCGGACCGTGTTGCAACACATGAAGAAACTCTGGCAGTTGTGACATT